GCCTGCAGCATCTGCGCCGAAGAAAACGGCTTCACCTGTGGTGGTGGAAGTGCCGACGAGGTTGAGCAGACTGTCGAAGTTGTTAGTTTCAAACAGAGCGAAACCTTCAACGTCCTTCAGGCGACCGTTGAGCAGGGGATCAGAGGTATGCGGAGCCAACCAATCCTTGTACTCCGGATCATTCTTAATACCACGAGCTGCGCGGGTGGAGAGAATGCCGACATACTTGCCATTGCGATAGGTCGGAACCTTCAGATCGCCATGGAGACGGTCGTTGATACGGCGAAGGTCCTGCACGCCGAGGTTACGATCCGACACTGCGCCAGCAACGCCGTTCGTGGTGAAGACACCGCCAGTAGCAGTCGGGGTGTACTTGACCGGAGTGAGCTTGATCGCATCTGCACCCATCTTGTCCATGGTGAGCTTCATCTGATCGCGAAGCGCAGCTTGGAACGGGTTCATGATGTTGTAATAGCCGAGGTTCTGCTCGAACTCGGTCATGGGGATTTTGAAGCCCCACTGGCTCACGGACACCTGCTTCGTTTCAATGGCGGGACGGCCAGAGGGCAGACGTTCGGTTTCACCAACGCGGGTGGCGAGAGGCAGGGAAAGAATTCGAGTGATGGTAACGCTCTCACCCTTCTGCTTACCGTAGCCGGGTTCGGCACGGAGGAAGGTCATGAACTGCGTGTCAGCGATTGCCTGTCGGCGAAGCTCTCGACTTAGCGTAAAGTTGCGATAGGTGCCGGTAGGGGCATCGAATTTCCAGCTCATTTTGTTTCTTTTCCTCTCAGGGATTAAATTCTTATGGAACTATACCGTAAGAATAGGTTGAGTGTCAATCCCTCGCTCCGGCTCCTCCGCAATAGTGTTAGGCCTTGGGCTTGTCTCCGGGGTTATAGCCGGGAACTTCCTCTTTCTTCACACGAGGAAGGGAAGCGTCCTTGAACGGATCGACGGGATGGACTGCATCCTTGTCTTCGCCGGGGACAACCTTGCCATCTCGCACGACAGGACCTTCCTTTGCACTCTCATCCACTTCGGCAGGGCCAGTCTTGCCTACCTCTGCGGCCTTGGGCTTCGGATCGCCGTCTTCGTGTTCGACTACTTTGTCTTTCTGCTTAACCATTGTGTGCCTTTCCTTAGTAGAACCCGGTCCGGGTCTGCATGTTGTGAATGTCGTCAATCATTGACGGACCTTCATCGTCTTTGCGAGACTTACCGGGGCGTCCACCGCTTTCCTGTCCGCCGAAGATAGAGGCGGAGCGGCCATCATCGCGATCATCATCATCGCGATCTCTGCGATTACGTGTCTTCCCATTACTAGCAGGCCGAGCCTTGCGTGAGCGAGGAGCGTCATCATAATCATTGTCATCGACATCTTCGTCATTCTCCTCGCCGGGTGCGCCGAACAGGCGTTCGTACTCTTTCACAGTGTCACGGAAGAAACGGTCCGAGGAGACGAACATATACTTCTCCACGTCCAGTCCTTTTCGCTTGGCTTTTTCCGCGACCTTGCCTGCCGCGATCTCGACCTTCTCCTGATCGTAATCTGAATAGGTGGAGTTGAAGTCTTCCCAGAGCCCTTCGACGCGATCAGTGAGTTCGCGCTGTGTTCGAGAGGCCTCGTAGTTCGTCCGGTTGGAAGCTTCGAGCCGATTACGAAGTCGCTCTTCCATTGCTACAGCGAAACCGTCCGGATCGATAGCAGGATCGGGAAGCGGTTTCTCCTTAACCGGGGTAGGAGCCTCGAAATTCTGTGCACGAGGTGCCTGAGCCAAGAGCGCGGTGTTCGCTCGCTGGGTCTCTTCGAGCTGAGCTTGGAATTCAGCGAGACGACGTTCCAGATCGAGGACGCGCTGGTCCGGCTGCGGGTCTAGATTGTCATCATCCTCGCCAATATCCGGATGCTCAATCGGATCGAAGAGCGTATTCGGATCGCTTGGGATGTTACTCTGCTGTTTCCGGGTTCGAGAAATCTGTGGTGCCATGTAATCTCCTTCGATGAGGTATCTGTTATAGCTTAGTTATGGGGTTAGTGTCAATGGCAGTGGCCTGAACCACTCGAACTTGCTGCTCGAACCGCTGCACGAGCCTCATGTAGCTGATGTATTCGATCCATTTCTGCTGAGCCATCTCTGGCGTAAGCTTTCCCTCCTGCACGGCCCCTGCGACACTATTCACAACGGCCTTCATCATCTTGTTTGCCTCCTCCTTTGCATAAGGAAGCATGTTTACGAGTTCATATCCTGCGTTCATCTGCCTACTCCTAGGGCTGATACTGCACTTGCTACTTCTTGCTGTCCCCGTTCGCTTGGCTGAGCTGCCCCTGCGGAATTCGCAGCAGCATCTTGCATTGGTTCAGTGATGGAACGGATCATCGTGTCGCGAGCTGAGATGGTGAGCTTAGACAAATCCACACCAGAGAGCGTGAAGATGCGGTTGACCAGCTTCTCAATGTCGATCTTTTTCAGAAATGCCTGCATGAGAACATCGTTCTGCGCGATAACACCGAGAATGCCCATGAGAGCCTTTAGCTGTTGGTTGCGGGAGATCAGCCCCGAGATGCCACGAGCTTGGAAGGTGAAGGGATGGCTAATGATTTCGCGGCGTCGAGCATGCAGCGCTTCCCACATCTCCTCACCTGCAGCCTGTCGCAGCATCTTACTATCCAAGGAAGCGTGCTGCATCCCTGTCTTCCACATCAAGTCGAGCTGTGGGTCGAGGTATCGTGTCTCAACAGTCTGCGCAACCGAGCGGATGAGCGCCGAGGAACTTTGCTGCGTTTCTGTGATCTCAGTCGCAGACGTGCGTGAGTTCGGCGCAAACTGTCCAAGGCCGATCTCGTTGATCCCTGCTGCATTTGATAGCTCTGATTTCATACTCTCCCAGACCCGAACGCTGTCAGGAGATAGCTGGCCGAGAGACAACTCCTTTGCGAAGTCCTCCGGACGATAGCCATCGTCAAGCAAGAAAATCTTGTTCGGAGAGATGCCTTCGTTGATCTGGTTTGGATTGAGCAACATGCCCGGCACCATGGCATACGCTTTCAACGAACTCGTATGCACAGCGTCGATGATCATGTTCGTCAGATCGTTGAACGTCTTCGCTACTGATCCAAAGTCTTCCATATACGACCGCCCGTACACTGATAGTGGTGCAGTAACAAGCGGGGTGTAAGTAAGCCAGTCTTTTCCGTGCCAGAAAGGATTTTTCTCGGGTCCCCGAATAAGGTAACTCCCATTCGCGATAACCATGAGCGCACGATCCGCAAGGACCGACCCGTCACTCCCGATAACAGTCGCAATGTACTCGTCAAGAATGATCGGGCGGCGTCCGCTTGCAATTTCCTGACTGTTGCCTGTACGCTCCGCGTCTCTCTCAGATTTCTGCAGAAGGCTGCCTTCAAGGCGCGACATTTCAATTGGATCAAAAATATAACCTCCCTTGTTGTCTGTCATGCGCTTCATGCCAGATAGTTCGTGACGGTCCAGCTCGATCCGGCGAATGCGATAGAGGTTGCGATATGTATGGTCGAGCCAGACAAAGCGCGGGTCCACATTCTCCACGGCAACACGGCCACCGGGGACATCGTTCTTCCACGTTGTCACGGACGAGGATGCCATGATCGCGCCGAGCTTCATCTGCTCCTCGAAGACAGCCGAGTAAGGGACAAGCTGCCCAATCTGATTACGGCCTGCCGTGGTGAGCCACACGGACATGATGTTCTTCACAGCCTGCGCGAGATCGTTCTCTGTGTCCGAGGGATCGGAGACAGTGAAGAAACCATCCGGCGTTGCGATGAGTGCTTCCTTCAGCGCGGCTGCAAAACGGTCTACGAAATTCGGCACTTCCGGCATCGTCTCCTGAGCCTGCCATTTGGCCTTGGCTGAGAAGTCAAACCTGTTCCAATAGAGATCAAGGTTCTGCTGCCATTTCGTATCACGGGGGTTCATACCGTTCCTACGGTTCTCGTCCGCTTCCGTCATGTACGATTGCAGCGCGGTGACAATTTCAATCTTCTCGTTGATACCGGGATTGTCAACGGTCCCTTTCGAGAAGTCCACTCCTCCGCGCGTATCGAGCGTCGGGTCGTTGACGACACTCTCTCGGCTCTTCTCTACTTTCATATTTTATCCTACTCTATACCATGTGGCATCAGAAACTCGGTACTGCCATGTAGCATACCCGCCAAGGACAAGAGATGCAAGCGAGCCAATCAGGCTCTGCCCCGTGTTCGGAGAGATGCTGAAGAGGGTGATGCCGGACTTACTCGTGATCGTCACCCTCTGGCGATCTCCGGGGTTAGGCGGCATGGTAAGGGCTCCTGTCGCGAGGAGAGCGTTATTCCCTATGATGTACGTGCGCGTACCATCAGGGATGACAGAGGAGAAACCGGAAGACGGCTGAGTAAAGACGGTGGCGTCGAGGACGCTTCTATCCATGATCGACTGAGGCGAAGCCCAAGCCACGACGTTTCCGGGGACGATTGCTCCTTGTACATACACTCCTGCGGGAAAGGACCCTTGATCCATTTTTTGTGTGACCTTAGTAGGTTTCGAGGAAAGAGACTGACTGAGCAACACCTGCAATACCAAACACGGCTGCGTTTGTTGGGATAGTCACGGAAGAGCCCTTGGCTCCGAGAAGGAGATGTCCGTTGCCGACAGTAACACCAGATACACCAAGCCACACGTCATTCGTACCAAGGTTGGTGATGGTGACGGCACCACGGCCTGCACGGGCAGGAACGATCTGTGTAGCACTCGTACCAACAGAGACTTGGTTCGTTGCGAGGTTGGACGAGCCTTTGCTAACACTGAATGCGCCGTTAGTGTCGCCACGCTGACGATCCCAAGTCGTGCCGTTGAAGTACATATTTTGGGGAACGACACTGATCGGTGTCGCAAACGCTGCCGTAGCATCGGCAGTGGAGCCGCCCGTGGAAATAGGAGAGCCTGCTTGGTTAAGCAGCGTACCGTACAAAGCTCCTCTAGATGTCATCTGAAGAAGATTGACAGTGCCGTTGGTATACGTCGGAGGTGTAGTCAAATACTGTGCCTCCATCGCAACAGCATTACTCGTACCCGGCGTGGCCTGACTAATCGCAGTACCTGCGCCACCACCGCTCGCAGAGATGGAAGCCATCACATGCACATCGAGCGTACCACCTGTACCACCAGCTCGCGCACGCATGAAACGCGTGTTCTCTGCAATCGTGTAGATCGAGGTGTTACTGATGACTAGCGGCGTACCCGACGGATCGCGCAGGGTCGCGTAAGTAATGCCGTCGTTACTGCCTTCAATCGTGATCGTGCCCGATGCACCGAAAGTGCCCGTGACCTGAACCGTCTTGCCCGGATACTTCACAAGCGTAACCGGAGAGCCTACATCCGCGCCTGCAGATGTCAGACCAAGCCAACTTGCAAACGGATTGCCATCGTCCGATACGCCTTTAGTTCCATAGATCGTTGCCAGGTTTAATCCTCAAATCCGTATCGGTGCCGCCAGCCCTCGGTCCCGAAGAAATCTTCATCGTCGTCTTCATCCAGCTTCTCAATCAACAAGCGGAGATATTCCTTCGAGCTTTCCTCGCTGAGCAGATCAACCTCTCGTGCCGTCATAGTCCTTCTCCATGTTTCGGCGGGTTCATTATACCCGGCCCCTTGCCAAATTTCAACTCTGTGGTTCCTGTGGTTTTGTTGAAGTACGTTGCTTGCTTTGGTTCAACGCCTGCTCCAATTGCTCGTGGCGCATTGATACGGCCGAGAGGAAAGAGTATGGCGGCTCCGTAGCCCATAGCGTCTCCGGGATGGCTGTGTTCGTTTTTAACAGGCTCTGACCCGATAAGTCCACTACGAGCTGTGTGATAGTGCCAACCTCCTCGAAGAGCTTGGTATACTTTGTTAGCTCGTTCCCGATCAACTTGGACAAGTCCTCGACCGTTAATTGTCCGCGTAAGAACTGCTTGAAGGGGGTTAACGCGAGCGTGAGTTCTAACCGGACCTGACCGCCAGTTACCACCAAGTTCCTGTAGAATATAACGGACGGCTGTTCTGGTTGTGCTTGTTTGTTCTCGCTCATTGCCTGCAGGGTCTCCGATGTGAGTGATAGACATGTTGCGATAGCGATCCGCGATGAGCGGCTTCACCTCGTCCATGATCAGTTCTTCCACGCCGATGTTCTCGCCAACGATTGCGTCGAGGATATTCCACGAGCCCATGGGAGTTTTCTGCGTGATGATTGCCGTGGGGTTGTGCCCGAAGTCCCAGAGGATGTAGATCGGAATGCGGGGCATGGGATGAAGGCCGACGGCGAGATGCATGCGGTCGGACCACTGCGGGGTCACGGCCTTGCCCATCATCTGGAAGCCGAACTCACCATCAACGAAGCGACGAAGAAGGTCAGGGCGATGGCCCCAGAGCTTGCGAAGGTCGGCGTAGTATTCCGGGGGAAGGTTCGCAGAGTTCTCTGGATTGGTCGGCTGCCAGAGGACGTATCCATCTGTGCCGGGGGACACGAACTTCCGATAGGTCCAGTGGTTTTCGTCCGGATTGTTCTCAGCGAGCTTGGCCGCGTACCATTTCATTCCCTGTTGACGCAAGCGGGACATGCCGATATCGAAGATGAGTTCATCGATACCAGCCGTGCCGATGGCGGGGGCCGGTTCGTCCATGCCGAAGCCTGCGAGTTCACGGGACATGAGCTTGCTCGCGTCCTGCGGGTCGTCCATACCGAGGAAGATCACTTCTCCCTCCGCAAGGCCACTAGCCCATGTGAACGTCTTCTTCGTCGCGTGGAAGGTGCCTGCGACACCCGGAGGAAACCACTCGAAGAACGTCTTCATCGTGGTGGACTGAAGGTTCTCCCAAGTGTCTCGGATGAGTGCCCAGCTTGCTTTGGGGTTGTGTCGAGTGTGGTAGAAGGCAGACCATGCGAGACCGGCACTCTTACCCTCACCCATTCGCGAACTGAATAGGTCAGCCTTGGCCCTACTCTGAATAAACTTGGACTGCATAGGGTTGGGGATGAATTTGATATCATGTGTTGCTGGCTTACTCACTTGGCTTCTCCTTCGCCTTCCGCATGGTGATGTTCTTGAGCTTCCGCACGGTCTCGATCATTGGGCGAGGGATGATCATGGTGTTGCCTACACTATCCTCTCCACCATCTGCGGAGACGGAAGAGGCGAGCGCGATGTAGGTTGGCGTGTCCTTAACAAGGAAGCCGATAGAGACGATAGCTTCTGGCTCATCGATATCGTCCAGCCCGACCCACGTATCGCTATTGGACGTGCTATCTCGCCAGACAACTTCGATACGTGGGAATGCGGGGCGTGTCATTAGTACCTTCCGAATGCAATATAAAGAAGCAGGATGAGAATGATGAGAGCTATCAAGTTACTTCCCTTTCTTGATGAGGTTGGCGAAAGGGTTCTTCCCCTTCTTTCCCTTGCCCTTCTTTTTCTTGTCGTCCTTGTCCTTCATGCCATTGTCTTTGTCAGAGGAGGGAGCTTTCTTCATTGTCCATTAGCCTTTCTTGAGATTGCCGCTCGACGGGTGCCGTCGAAGCCTCGCATGCTGTCATGCATTTCCTGTGTCTCTTTTCTCTGCTCATTCATATCGAGCTGAGACATTGGGCTTCGCATACGAGCGCCGAGACCATTGCCGTCATCTCCTTCGATCATACGCTGCCCCGCACCGACATACAAGGCACTGCGGAGTTCTGCGATCTGGTCTGCAGTCATACCGCCCGTCCATTGTGTGGGTTGGTTCTCCGGAAGGCGTCCCGCCTCGGTCTGCGGAGTAGACATGACGGCTGCAGCCGCTTCTCCGGGAGCTGGGTTGGGGTCAGGGTCTACCGTGCGCGTGAGCCCGCCTCCGGGCTTGGTAGTCGCCGTGGGCTCAGGGTTGAGCATGGTGGATGGCTGCGAGGGAGTGTTTGTTAGTTCGCCCTGTGTGGCTGTGGCCACGTCGGGATTGTCATTGCCAAGGAGGCGAGCGACGAGACCGGAGATGGTGCCCTGCCCGTTTCCTTTTCCGTTCAGGATATTCTCGAACGGGTTGGAGCGTTGCATGTGATCCTCTGGCGAGATCACGGGCGTCTTTTGGTTTTCATCGGCTTGGATATACGGCGAGAACCGATTGCCATCCTGTCCTTGGAAGGGGAGGCCGATGAGTTCACGAAGCTGATCAATCAGCATTGGCATTTTTCTTTTCCTTCTCTGCTCGACGCTCTGCGCGTTCCTTGTCCTTCTGCCATCCGGGGGTCAGCACGCGCTTGCGCGGCATGCCGGGCTTCCAGTTTGGATTGCCTCGCTCTTTCGGTTCAGTGCGAAGGAGCGGTTGGTGCGACATACCCACGACCGGGCGGGCTGGGTCGATGATAGCACGGAGCTTCTCCTTCGTGACAGACTCTTCCGTTTCCTCTGCCGGGTCCGTGATCTCCGTATACTCCGCCTCCTCGATCTGAGCAGGGACAGAGAAGGAGAACGCGTCTGGCATTTCCGTTTCCGCGCCACCCACACCACTACCAAGGTCGAGAGGAGTGGAGATGTTGATCGGGACCACGATGTTGAGGTTGCCCTTGTCGCTGTACTGCGTCGGGTTGCGTCGAGTAGCAGACCAACGGAGCTGGGACACGAGGAGGTTGGCGGCTGAGACGTTCTGCGGTGAGCCGGGGGCCTGCGCAGTCTTCCGCGCCTTGTCAATGGCCTCTTCCTCGAAGGCGAGGGAGGATAGGACCTTCGCAGCCTCATACGCCTTGGCCAGTTCGGGGACCGTGGACACCCATTTCAGGAAGGTGGTCCGGGTCACAGTCTTCGGCACAGCATCGCGGCGGGTGATGTCGCGGAGGAGTTCCCCCTCTGCGATCCGTTCCACGATGGAGAGGGCATGGGCCGGGTCATAGCGGGTGAGATGCTTCCCGGTAGGGGAGGTGGTCTCCACCATCCCTGCCTCTGTGTCCTGCTTGGGGATGCTCATGCCTCTGCTCCCTCGATCCGCTGAGCGGATGGGTCTAGCCGCCACTGCCAGTGGTTCCCGACCTTCTCTGTGATCACGAGGCCAGTCTTCACGGACTTCAGTTTCGTGTCGCTGATCCCTTGGGCCTTGGCCCGGAGGAAGATATCGGCGGATGGGAGGCCATCGGGGGCATCACGGAGGAGATCGAAGAGCCAGAGCCGGGCCACGGTCTCATTCTTGAACTTCTTGCTCACCTTGGCGGTCTCTTTGATGAACTGCACGGCATCCACCTGCTCTCCCCATGAGAATTTATCATCCTCAATGGAGTACCGGATGGCCTTACCCTTCGGGCCGACGTTGGATTTCACATGATTGAGATACTTCTGCCCATTGGCCGCTTCCTCGACCTGTAGCTCGCTACGGACGGCTGCGGTGAAGTCGATGGACCCCATACCGGAGTAGATCGCCTTGCCTCCCTTGGCCCCGGCTGGCTGTTTACGCATGTGTCTGACGAGAACGATGGCCACGTTGTGCTTCTTGGCGAGATCGGCTAGGGCTTTTAGGACGGGACGCACCTCGTTCGAGCGGTTCATGTCGAGTTTCGCGCCGAGGTAGGCGACGATGGGGTCGATGGTGATGAAGTCGGCCTGTGTTTCCTCGATCAGCGCGTCAATCTTGGCCAGTCCCCGGCTATCCAGCACGAGATTTTCGTCATAGGCGAAGACGAGGCGCTGATCTGCACCCAAGGACATCAACCGGGGCTTGATCGTGTCACCGAGATCGTCCTCTCCGACGAACATGAGGGTCGTCATGGGGTCCCGGTCGTCATATTCCTGTCCGGGGAGTGGGTTCCCCTGTGACAATGAGGCCGCGATGGCGGCTGTGATGAAGGACTTCCCCTGTCCCGGATCGCCACCGAGGATGGTGAGCTTCCCACGGGGGATGTAGGGATACCAAAACCAGTCAATCGGCTCCATTTTCACCTCACTGATCCGCTTCAAGCCGGATTTCTCCTTCCTTACCGGGTCCTGTCCGGGTCCCGGTGGGTGTGCAGCGCTCCATGTCGAGGATGATCGCCGCGAAAGTACAACTTGCTCCATTGTTTTCCCTCACTTTTTCCCGATCCGGGGTGCCGGAAGGGGATCGCATTCCCAACATACGCGGGGAGTAGGACAATTGTCAAGGAAGGGGTTTTATTTCCGGGGACATGGGACGCGGGAAGGGGTCAAGGAGGTGGAAATCAAGGGGTCAAGAAGTCCGAACCCCTATACAGAGAAAACCACATCCTTCCTTCCTTCCACACAATCATACCGTCGAGGGGACAAGGAGGCTGAGGAAGGAAGAATATATGAATTTTTGTGTAGTAAGATAATATAACAATATCAACGGCCCCCCTTCCCCGCCGAGCGAAGCGAGGCGTTCCCGGTACTATGCTACATCCCCCGATCAAGGAGTTCAAGGAAGGAAGAAGTTTCGCATAGTGTGCCATCCCATCCTCTTGTTTTTTTTTATTTTCCATGACCCTACCCCCTTACCCCACCTCCAAATACCCCCCTGAACAATCCTAGGGTCCCCACACCGACACCGACGCGGAACCGGACGGCTGGGGGAAATCGTTCCTATCGTCAGACAATGAGACAAAATTCCTAGGAAAGAATACCATCCTAGGTCCCCTGTCCTAGGACCACATTCCCATCCCGGACCATAATCCTAGGAAGGAAAGCATAGGAAAGAATACAATCCCATTGTCTGACAATCATACGGAAAGGAAACATTCCTAGGAATAGAAACGGTAGGAGAGTAGTCATAGGAAAGAATATATCCCTAGGAAAGACATCCGCGCCACTTTCTTAGGAAAACAGTCCGGGATAGGAAACAATGCTGCGAGGAATAAATACATGAAAAGGAATACATTCTCATGGGACGATAATCCCATCCCGCCCCGTCTTCCTGTCCCCTTGGTTCCACCGTTCCAGCCGGGTTGTGTCCCCGGTCTCGGAACAGGAACAGATGAGGAACAGTGAGATATGCGCGCCTTGCATATGCCGTTTCCCGGCCATTAGATCCCCATGGAAGCGCTCTAGCCCCTCATGGTCCTAACCCCCATGGCACCTTGAAATAGCGCCTGTACGGCCTTCCCTGCCAGCGCTGTATATCCCCTTGAAAAGACAACAAAAAAGCCCCGCATTGCTGCGAGGCTCAATTGAGGGGCGGGATTTTCCCGGTCGGCTACAAGGTCAAGAGCAAGTGCTTCGCTTCCCCTGTCACGCCATCGCACTCCCACACTTCCCGGCCCCGGACATACTCGCCATCCGGGAACGCATGCGTCATGATATCGAGCTCAGACAGGGACACGGGGCCGAGCTGGTTCCCATCGTCCGCGACCACAAGCGCGATCTTGTGACCCTTGTGGTACGCAGTCTTCGCGCGGGCAATCTCAGTGCGGACGGCGCTCTTGAGCGTTTCGAGGCGAGCTTTACGCATTGGCCAGCTCCCGTGCCTTGATCGCCTTCTTTGTGAAGCGAATGGCAGTCATCACTTTCGACCATTCCCGCGACGTGTTCGGGACCATGGCGAGCGCGCTTTGCAGGTGTGGCAACGCGGCGTAGTGCAGGCGGCATTCCAGCGCGATCTTAGCGCAGGTGAGATGGGCTTGAAACATGGTACTCGCTCCTTCCTATGGGGACCATTCCCCGGCCCGGATAAGGCACGAAAAAAGCCCCCATGGCTAGGGGGCTTAGATCGAAGTAGGTGTGACAGATTGTCGCAGGGGCTTACTTGCGGTAGCCCGCCGAGAGGTTCATTTTGAGCCCATCTGTGCCGGGGACCATGGCGAACCCGCCCGAATTGCCGACAAGCATCATCTTGCCAGACGAGCTTTCAACCGCCTTTGCCTTGTCCAGCGGAATGGCAATGAACAGGAAGCCATCCTCGACCTTGGTCGAGATACCCTGCCCGATGGGAGTGAAGGCTGCAGTGAGAGAGGCGAGAGACGGAGTGGCGTTGGTGTCTTTGGTG